CATATAACGACCAGGAACGCGCATAGAGGCTTTTCCTTCGCTATCTGTACTAACAGCAGTAGTGAACTCAATAGGGTCTCCTAGCAGGTTTCTATTGCAGATTGAGATATCAGCCGTTCCATTGTCAATAATTGGCCTAACTCCTGTAATAACAGACCTGCCGTTATCAATATCGTTAGTAACAATCGAGCATTGCTTGTTAGTGCCGCCAAACGTAATAATCTTTTGCCCTTGTACACCAGCAAACAGTGATTGGCCGCCATCCCACTGACGATCATCAAGCGATACAGTCAAGGCATCAATACTCGCGCTAAACAAGTCTAAGCCTTCAAGTGTTACCGCAGGAGTAATGACAATAGAGATAGCGTCAGCAGTAGTATCACCATGTGACCACTTACCGAAGTCAATGCTGTAGATCAAAACATTGGTATTAGCGAAATTATCCTTGAATGACCAGACAATTAACCGCTTAACTGGGTCAACAGTGCTAGACATTTGGTCAAGTTGACCTGTATTAGCAATATCAAAGAACCAACGGTCTATCTTCCCTGCGCTAATCGACTTAACCGTCTGACCATCGCACACATAGAAACCGTCTGTAGCTAAAAAGTACGTCAAACCGTTGTATTGAGTCACACTACCGCTAGAAATACAGCCTAAACTGCGCGAAAGAGCGTCAAATTGGAAAAACAACGGGCTACCTATATAGGACATACGGAAGATGGCTTTTTCAAGCAGCACTAATCCGTACTCACCACCCGTTAAACCTTTAATGTCACCACCATCAGCGATTACCTGTGTGTCTGCTTGGCTTGTTGCTCCAGGTGTCCAGTTAGTTTCGTCGTTGATGTCAGACCAATAAACCTTGTTCTCATAATCCTCAACATTTGCAGCCACCACAAAGTCGCGCACTACTGTTACATACTTAGCAGTAGGAGCGTCAGCAGACAAATCACTGAATGTTTCACCTATTACATTTAACGTATAAGCCTGTAACTTTTCAGTGCCATTAGCTACAATCATCTCAGAGCCAAACTGCGTAACATCCCAGAATAATGTAGTTGAGTAGCCTGTGGTTGTTAAAGCGTCAAGGCCTCTATCACCACTATCGTACTTAAACAGATTAGTAGCACCACCAGCAAACAACGTAGACAATCCAGCAAACTTACCGGCAAATGTAGTTACTAAAGTCTGACCAGCAGCAGTACTATAGTCTGCTTCAGCACCTAACGGAGCGTAGCCAGTAGCAACAGGTATACAGTTATTAGCGTCAGTCAACACACCTGTAATACCAGGCTGGTCTGGCAGCCACTCACCAAATGCTAGTTTTGTCTTAGCCATGTATTAGTTCCAGCAGGTACGTTAGTCCATGTATTGCTATTAGCAGAAACAATACTCCAAGTATTAGATTCTTCAGATACGTCTGCCCATTCCTCACCATAGATATAGCCCTTTATGATGATCGAGCTAATCGCATCAACATCTGCAACGCCATTGCGTATTCTAAAAGAGTTAGCCGATACCGTAGCGTTTGCTTCTATGCTGCCAGAGCCTTCTACATTCATGCCGCCCAAAGCCGTAACAGTAGCAGTATTGCTAATGTCGCTTGCAAAAAACATAATGCAAGTAGTTGTGCTTTCCCATACGCTACTATCTAACGAAAATGGCAAGCTATCAAGCGTACCAAATTGGTCTAAATCCTCAAGCGTGAATGGGCCGCAAATGTCAGCCATTATGCAAACGTAACAGTAAGGTTACCGATAGCGATCTTAAATACATCGCCAATCTCGATTAGCTTTGCAGCATCCAATGGTGAATGGTAAAGAAGATTGCCAGACGTTGACGCATCCAAGATACCAATCCAGCCAACAGTACCCCACTCAGTAGTAGCTTGGGCAAACTCAATAGCAGCCGTATTGCTTGATGCACCATCACTAGGAGCGCCAAAGGTAGCAGCTACTCGCGCATACGATGCACCATCTACCTCTGTGCCAGTGTTAGCGTCAGTCGGGTCGCTAGTATATAAACCAACGTAAACAGTTGCTACTGGCGTGTACGCTGTGTTTCGCAGTGTTCCGTTGATTAGCGCATTTTCCAGATAGTTAGACATCTCAGCCATAATAATCCCTAGTTAAAAGACATGGACATGGGTTGACCGCTATACTCACCAGAATCATCTGCGACGTTAATAGCTGCAATAGCTCTCTCGTACAACGTACCCCATGTCTGTAGTCGCACATCATTCATTAGATACGGTTCTGCCTCACCTAAAGCAGCATAAAGCAAAGCGTCAGGACAGTTAGCCATAAAGACATTGCTAGGATTCGTAGAGCTTAGGAAAGCAGGTTGAGCGTAGTACAGCATTTGCAAGACATAAGCACCGTCAGGGATTGGCCCCAATTGCAACTCAGAAGCTAGTACCGTGTAACGCTTAGGCTGCCCTGATTCTGTTGAGATAGTCTTTTTATAAAACAGGTTAGGCGTATCGTAAACAAGCGTGCCATTAGGATTAGCAGCAATATGAATATCGCGCATCTCTAAGTAATCACTGGGCAAACCAACAGTAGAATCGCCACCTGTAGTAGTAGCCTGGGCAATCACTAGCATTTGCCGAATACGCAGTTCTCTACGCAGGCGCTGCTCTGCCAAAGAGATAAACGTGGGGATAATGCTATCTAAGTCGCTGCGAGCTAGATAGCTGGAGATGGTGCTAGTTAAGTCAGAATAGCTAGTTAGTGCCATTATCGCCCCTTAAGGCTTTATCATCCACGTCATCCCAACTATATTCATGTGTGCCAATGTGTTTAATGTGCATTGAAAGCTCATGATCGACATAGGTATCAATACCTGCATCGCCAGCCTTTACACAGAAGAACACATCTTCACCCACAACACCTGTTGGCCCCCATCCAGCGTCAAACCACGGCGCTGTCAGTGTTTCAAATACTTTCTTACGGATCAGTACCGCACCAAATCCAACAGCAGTAACGACCTCAATACCTTCTTTGCCGCGTGAATCAACATTAGACCAATGATGCCGGATACCCTTCTCATCCTCACTCTTAACCAATAACTTAGCGGTAGGGAATGATGGTCTACGTCTTGTCACTGCGTTCACGCCAACTATGTCCACCTCTCGGCTCAACATAATCGTAATCAAATCATGTGGGAATCTCATGTCGCTATCAATAAACAGAACAGCGTCACAGCCCTCTTTTAAAGCCACCTGCGCCAACTTCTCACGCTGGTCGAATATCAACGTGCCAGGCATTGTATAAAGGCTTAAACCGCCCTTACCGTCCTTGCATCTAACTGAAGCATCATGCGCACACATACGGGCAAAATCAAATGCAAACCCAGTATGAACCTCATCACGACATGGTACACAAACGCCAACTCTCATACAGTCCCCCTGTAGATTTTTAAACCAGCTTGGTCAGGATGATTCAGCCAACTTCTAAATGCCTTATCATCCATAATCGCAAATCCTCGCATGATGCCCATAGTGTTTAACTTATCAATCGCTGTAAACGGTATGGAACCAATCAAATGCAAATCATCTGTTGCGCCTGTCCTAGCCTTATCTACCTCTTGGAGTACCTTGTTCCTAGCGAGAATATCGCTAATGTCTTGGTTAGTCTCGATGATAATACCGCCATCACCATCTGCATGAACTTTTTGATGTCGAAAGTTTGTCATTAGTCTTTATAAAAAGCCCCCAACCGAAGTCAGGGGCTAGTTTCATTACAGCGAGAAGTCCAAGTCAGCCACGATACCGTGAGCAGCTTCGTTTTTCACCTCTAGTGTTACCTCAGCCAAAATTTGAGTTTTATCACTATCGCCTGCCTTAGCCAGCTCATTAGTCATGAATGGGCGCAGGAAAGCCATAGCAGCGTACTCAGGATCAAGGATCAGCATATCGCGTGAACGCATGAAACGGTCAGGGACGATAGACAGTTGACCGAAGTCCGACTGATAAATGTCAGCAGCACCGATAATCACGCCAGCCTCAGGCTTGGTGATCTGATAACGGTTGACAGCGATACCAGCAAAGGTAGAAACCTTTTGCTTACCAGCCGAGCCAACGAACACAGCTTTAGGATTGCCACCCGCATCGAAGATCGAAGCAATAACAGTCTTGAGCAGTGCTTCGGTAGCAGTACGCTGCGTACCATCAGTACGGGTCGAAGTACCAGAAGTTGCAGGAGCCGAACCACCACTACCTTGCGACGAGTTAGACTTGATCCAAGACAGCAGCGAACCCATGGTGCGAGCAACAGTAGACGTACCAGCCGACTTGCCTTGGTTAGCCGTGATGATGGTTTCCAGATCACGCTTGAGTTCTTGCGAAGCCTTCGACAGTTGATAAGCCTTCTCAGACTTACGGCCTGCTTTGTTGACAGTCTCCAGAGTGCCGGAAACTTGGACAGTCTTTTGTACGATCTGCGTATAGTTACCGACGCGAGTCGTAGGAGCCATCGTTGCAGACGTCGCATCTGC